GATGCTGCCGTTCTGGCTGTTGATCCAGATACAAAATGTTCAATTAAACGACTTTGTTTTTTCTTGCTTAAACGACTCTTTCTCATGTCCATAGTGATAACCTTTATCGGTTATCTAGGACAGCCTCCAAGATTTTTCTCAAAAAGCCAACCGCTTTCAGTCGAACAAGCTATAGCGTCCGACTTGTTTGGATTTGGGATGGGAACTAAATCAGGGGTGTCTGTGACGCCGCAAACAGCCCTTGAGGTTAGTACAGTGCTTGCATGCATAAAGGTGATAGCAGAAGATATTGCTAACCTTCCACGGAGTATTGTTCAGGTCACTATTGATAGCGAGGGCAGAGAGGCGCAAAAGCCAGATTACAAACACCCTGTCCATAAAATACTAACCCGCAAGCCTAATGAATGGCAATCACCTGGAGAATTTGTAGAATTTATTGTGGCGCAGGCCTGTATGGTTGGTGATGGATATGCCTTTGTATCCCGCGATAACTCTGGCAGACCTATGGAACTCTTGCCATTATTCAAAGACCAAGTGACCGTACAGCAAAATAAAAACTTCGATGTCACATACAAAGTTGTTGATATTGAAGGGGGAATACTTGGCGAATACGGGCAGAAAGATATTCTACATTTACGAGGATTGATGCTTGATCGAATTGTGGGTGCCAATACTGTAGCATTGCTCAAGGAGGCTATAGGGCTTTCCATCGCACTCGAAGAAACCCAAAGTTCACTATTTAAAAACGGCGGCCATCCCGGTGCCATCATGTGGAAAAAAGATGGGATGGGTTCGGATGAGGCCCGCGAAAGAATTAAAGATGGTTTGAAAAAAATATCAAGCAGTCAGGGTCGATTTGGCCTCGGTGTTTTGGACGGTGATTGGGTTTATCAGCAGCTAAAAATTTCTGCCGTTGATTTGCAACATATCGAAACAAGAAATAAGCAGGTAGTAGAAATCTGTGGCGGTTTCCGAATGTCACCCCAAATGATAGGCCACACAGATAAAACAGCCACATATGCAAGCGCGGAGGCATTCTTTTCGGCTCACCGCGTATTTACTTTAGGTTCTTGGATAAGAAGATTTAAGGAGCTTGTCGACCGGGTTTTATTGGATGACGACAGCCTTCGTCTTCATATGGATGAGGGAATATTCCTTCGCGGTTCTATGAAAGACCAAGCGCTATATGACCGGACGCAAGCTGAACTTGGAACGAGAACACGCAATGAATTACGCGCCCGTGATGGCAAAAACCCGCTTCCTGGGCTAGATGAGCCTTTAACACCAATGAACATGTCAGGTAATCAAGATGCAGACGAAACAGAGAACGGTGAAGCTATCAGTTAAGGCAACCGGAGAAGAAGGAATATTTGAGGGATATGCCTCTGTGTTTGGAGAAATTGACTCCTACAACGACATGGTGATGGCGGGTGCATTTGCCAAAAGTTTATCCTCACACGAACAAAAAGGGACTATGCCAAAACTACTTTGGCAACATAAATCTGATGAGCCAATCGGCAAATACCTTGAAATGTACGAGGACGATAAAGGCCTGTTTGTGAAAGGTCAATTACTTGTAAAAGATGACCCCTTGGCTGCGCGGGCTTATGCGCATTTGAAGGCAGGAAATCTTGATGGCCTTTCAATAGGATATGCTGTTAAAGACGCAGATTGGGACGCAACAGCAAAGGTCTTAAAATTGACGGAGCTTGATTTGTGGGAGACGTCAATTGTAACTTTCCCAGCCCTTGATGCGGCAAGAATTTCAGATGTCAAAACGCAAAGAGATTTAGAAAAATTTATCAGAGCAGCGGGATGTTGTTCTAAATCTGAGGCTAAGGAATTGGCTTCAAACTTTGATTCCAAGGAACAACGGGATGTTGTGGATGGTATCAAAAAACTAACCAACGTAATCCGTTCCTAGTAGGGACAATTTCATTCGATTTTATGCCTCCTTTTAGGGGGCTTTTTTTATGAGGAACTACAAATGACCAAAGAAGTAACAGACGGCCTTGAGGCAATGAATGTTGCCTTCACAGAATTTAAAGCTACCAATGACGATCGCCTTAAACAACTTGAGGAAAAAGGGTCTTCAGATGTAGTCACAGAAGAAAAGGTCAATCGCATTAATGATGCGATGGATAAGCTTGAAAAGATGCAGGATGATCTCTCTGCTCTACAGGCTAAAGCAAACCGTCCAGGTGCCGGCGGCGCTGAAAATGAAGAAGTGACCAAGGAAGAAAAGGCCGCTTTTGATGATTTCATTAGGACTGGTGAAAAATCCGCCTTGAAAAAACTCCAGACGAAGGCGGGTTCAACCACTACGGGCGGGTGGGGTGCCGGTATACCAGTAGATGTAAGTCGAAACATCGAAGCGCGGCTTGGAAAAGAAAGCAGTGTCCGCGACCTAGTCACTGTTGAGACGCGGGGAAGTACAGATGTTACAGACCTCCTCGACATGGGCGGCGCAACCGTTGCATGGCGCGGAGAAGGTGCTGCAGTAGGCGCGACGGCCACACCAACTTTGCAACCTGTTACTTATCCTGGGGGCATGATCTATGCGCTACCCGCAACCACAGAAGAGTCCTTTGATGATTTATTCTTCAATGTTTCAGCTTGGTTGCAGAACGCGGCAGTAGAGGGATTCGCTGAAGAAGAATCCGCCGTTATTATGAATGGTAATGGCACGGATAAACCTAAGGGAATGCTGACCCATACAATTGTCGCGACTGATGATGCAGCCCGTCCATTTGGACAGTTTCAATTTGTTGCCTCTGGTATTGCTGCAGGCGTAGCTAACAACACGACTTCTGCTGATCCATTTATTGATATTGAAACAGAAATGCACGGTCGTTATCTGAAAAATGCTCAGTATGGAATGCATAAAAAGACTTTAAGGACTATTCGTAAACTAAAAGATAGCAACGGTAACTATATTTTTCAGCCTGCTATGACCGATGGCACCCCTGCGCAAATCAATGGTTACGGATATCGGTTATTGGATGATATGCCACAAGAGGCCGCTAACGCCATGGCGGTTGGCTTTGGTGATTGGAAAAAGGCTTACAAGCTGATCCCAATTGTTGGGTTGCGCATCATGCGCGATGATGTAACAAGCAAAGGTAACGTTATATTTTATATCCGCCGCCGGATGTTGGGCGGGGCATACGATTCCCGCGCTCTGAAATTCATCAAGTGTCAACTTTAATTTAATGGGTGGAGGGCTTAGCCCCCCCCATTCCCCATTAGGAGAAATATTATGTCTAAGAAACAAAACAAACCTTTACAACAGCCTGCCTCAGAAACGAATGCCGACGAGCCAATAGTGGATCAAGGCTTGGAGGAAGTTAGCAAGGTAAAAAAGCGTGAAGTGGATTTCACCAAAGCCTTTGCCTACTCCCCAAACAACGGCATTAATATCGAAAGATACTCGGTTGGGGTTCATCAAGTTAGCCCAGAATGTGCAGATATTGCTCAAAAAGGCGGCTTTTTAAAGAAGTAGTCCAAAGGATAAACCATGTCATATCTCGCCCACGACCCTGACTCCGGCCCGCTTGATTATTCTGTTCATTTTACGGCCTGGCTGTCTGATGGGGATAGCGTTGCAAATGTGGCATGGTCTATTTTTCCTTTGGGTCCGACATTATCGGCGCCTTCATTGGTGGGGGCGGTGGCAACGACAAAACTTACAGGCGGACTGATGGGCGAACAGTATAGATTAACGGCGCGCGTAACAACGGCGAACGGTTTGGTCGATGATCGATCAATTATGTTAAGGGTAGGGCAGCTATGAGCCATAACCAGACAACTAATCCGGCATCATTTCCGATAAGCTTGCAGCAAGTCAAGGCATGGACACGGATTGACGATGCGGCCAGTGATGCAGAATTGCTTGGACTTATTCAAGCGGCCACCAACCGGGCAGAGACCATCATGAACCGCCCAATTATTCAGCGCGAATATACGCTGACATTGGATAATCTACCACAAGAAATATGCCTTCAGGAAGTTAAAGCGCAATCTGTAACCAGTATCACCTATCTTGATATGGACGGCGCATCTCAATTGCTCGCGGCTGACCAATATCGCGTTGATCTGGGTGGGTCATATAAACGAGGCCGTATTGTCCCGGACTATGGGGTGTCATGGCCGTCTGTTCGTTCCGTATCGGAAACAGTCACCGTTATTTATCAAGCTGGCTTTGGCGCAGACTGGAACGCGGTTCCTGCCGATATTCAACAGGCAATCGCTTATTTGACGGGCCATTATTACGATAATCGCGACATTGTCGGGGATAAGACAGAGAGCGTACCAGAGACGGCGGTTCAAATACTGGAATCTCACAAGGTTTACAGCTTATGAAGCGGGTAAATATGCGAACAAGGGTGACAGTATACACTCTGGCGGCCACCATAAGCGCGTCTGGCGAGAAATCAACCGCCCTTGTTGAATATGGCCAGTTTTGGTGTGCGGTTCGTCCAAGGTCAATCTTAAATTTGGAAGGCGCGGCGATTGAAAACACTCTTGCCCGATATGAATTAACGTTCAGATATTCCGCAAAAATGGCAGCCTTGTCTCAAGATGCAGAGATAAAAATAGATGGCCGGAATATGCATGTAAATGGTATTGATTTTGGTGAATTTAGAAAAAAATACATTAAAATATTAGCCTCAGAAGTTAGATAATTTCCATTAAAAATCAGGTTCAACGCGATGATTGAAAACTCAATTCGCGCCTATTTGCTTGCCGATCCCACATTATCAGGATTGCTGGCAAGCGGTGCAATATTTCCGCAAGTTTTGCCTGAAGAACAAGCTTTGCCTGCCATTGCTTATGAAATAACCGATGGTGCGCAGCCTTTGACGGCGGGCGGCCTTTCCGGGGTAAGGCCATGGTCGTTAATTTTTAACATATACGCAAATTCTTACGACACAATCCGATTTATCGAAGTCGAAATAATCCGTCTGCTCCATGGTTACACGGGCACGGTTCAAGCCGATTTTATCGGTGGCAGTCAAGTCCGAATTATCACCCGGACAAACGAGCAGAAAACAAAAATTCACCGCTCAATTCTTCAAATTAATTTTTATGAAAGGGTCATATCATGACATCTATTGACGAAGCCTTTATAGGCGCAGACACAAAACTACATTTAGTTGCATCATTAGGGGCAGCAATCATTGACGCCTCTGATGAGGTAGCAGAAATAGCAGAAATGGGCGAAATCACTTTGGCCGCCAATATTATTGAATTTAATGCATTCAGCAAGGCTTTTAAGGAAAAGCGCGTAGGCCAGAAAGACCCCGGTACACTGGATATGACATTAAATTGGGTTCCGGGAGACACCAAACACATTGCACTTAAAACGGCCTTTGATAACAAGACGTTGATTTTCCCATCCGTTGTTTGGTATTGGGGTGCTGAAAATGCCCGTGCGGATATGTCGGCTTATATCGCATCATATGCTGTGGCGACTCCTATCGATGGCATTGTGACGGCAAAAATTCAATTGGCTCTCACTGGCCCTGTCACAATTGATGAAGTAACCGCCGTTGCTCTAAATTATTAAGAAAGGCTGACATTTTGGCTAAAAGTAAAAAATTTATCACTGCGGCGCAATTGTCGGCAGTCAAAGACTTTGAAATCGAAGCGATTGAAATACCGGAATGGGGGGGCTGGGTTAATATCAGGTCACTTTCTGCGCGGGAGCGTGATTTGTTTGAGGTTTCTATAGGTGCCGTGATGGGCAAACAGAATTTATCCAATATGCGGGCGCGGCTTGTCGTTCTTTGTCTTTGTGACGAAGACGGCAACCGCATCTTTGAAGATAATCAGGCGGATGAATTGGGGGCTAAAAATGCTCTTGTCATCAACCGCTTGTTTGATAAGGCCCGCAAGCTTTCCGGTATGTCTGATGAGGATGTAAAGGAACTGGAAAAAAACTAAGAAACAGCCCTGTCAGACGGTTTAAATTTCGTTTGGCGGGGCATCTTTGCTGTACCGTTCGGGAATTAGAAAACCGACTTTCCGGTAAAGAGCTTTCCGAATGGATGGCGTTTGAACGGGTCGAACCGTTTGGCGTTCAAATGGATAACTTCAGGGCAGGGCAGATTTGTGCCGCAATTGTTAATTGTAACGGCGGCAAGAATGGCAAAGCTGTTAGCGCATCAGATTTCATCCCCTTATTTACCCAAGAATCCCCCGTTAATGACAAGCGGAGGGCCCAAAAGAAACAGATTGCAATGTTCTCTCAGCTCGCAGGAAAGCCCACATCATGAGTGATTTTATCACCATAAAAGTTGAAGGTCTGCGCGAATTGGAGCGGGCGTTGAATGACCTTGATTTATACACCCGTAAAAAAGCCATGCGCCCAGCTTTACGAAAGGCCATGAAGCCAGTTCATGATCGCGTAAAGGCCAATGTAGAAGCTATAAGCGATACGGGCGGTTTGGCGGAAACGGTTAAACTGACCACCTCTTTCGCGCAGGGAAACTTAAAAAAAGCGGGTAAGAAAGCCGCCGCGATTGGACGTGTGTCTGCAGGATCAAGCCGTAAACGTGAAGGTAAGACAGGCCATCAGGCCTTACAAGTCGAGTTTGGCACGTCTGACACGGTGGCACGTCCATTCATGCGCCTTGCGGTCTCTGGCCATGAACCAGAAATTATAAACACATTCGCCAAAGAATTAGGGGCAAGCATTGAAAAAATAGCAAGGCGGAGAGGTAAATAATGGCTACAATTGCAAAACTAGCAGTCGATCTGGTCGCCAATAGTGCGAGTTTTAGGCGCGATTTAAATAAAGCCTCAAAAAGCTCGGAAAGTTTTTTTAGAACCTTCCAAAGAGGCGCGGCCAGAGCCTCTAAAAATATGGCCATGATGGGTGCAAATATCACAGCGATAACGGCTCCGGCTGTTGTTCTTGGCGCGACTCTTGTAAAGGCTGCATCTAATGCGGAGGAAATGACCTCAAAATTCAATACGGTATTTGGCAAAAATTCCAAAGAGGTCACAAAATGGGCGGAGAATTATGGCAATAAAGTAGGCCGCGCAACGTCTGAGATTCAGAAAATGGGGTCATCAGTGCAGGATTTGTTTGTTCCTATGGGCTTTTCTCGCGATAAGGCGACGGAAATGTCAAAATCTTTGACAAAGCTATCTATTGATGTGGCGAGTTTTAATAATACGCAAGATGCCGCCACCATGCGGGACTTTCAATCCGCGATGGTCGGTAACCATGAAACTGTCCGTAAATACGGCGTTATAATCACAGAAAGCACCCTTAAACAAGAGCTTGCCGGAATGGGTATGTCTCGCCTTATCGGGGCCGCATTAGAACAAGCCAAGGTCCAAGCCAGATTGAATATTATCATGCGGGGGACGAGTGACGCCCACGGCGATGCCATTAAAACGGCAGGCAGTACCGCAAATATGGAAAAGGCTTTAACCTCTGAATATTTGGAGCAGTCAGAAGCAATGGGTAAATTGTTGATACCCTCATATAATAAATTACTTGGTATCGGGCGAAAGGTTTTAGGGTTCTTTGCGGGATTATCCGATAGCACCAAGAAATTGATATTCACAACGGTGGGCGTTGCAGCGGCGACCGGGGGTATATTGGTTTTGGTTGGCGGATTTGGCTTATTGTCTGTTGCCGGTGTTTCTGCCTTGGCCGCATTAGGTACAGCAGTCGCGGGGTTGACGGCTGGTTTTGTTAAGCTTGCCTTGGCGATTGTCGTTAATCCGTTATTTCTCATTCCAACGGCGATCGTGGGCGTTGCAGCGGCTTTTTGGTGGTTTCGAAAGGAAATAGGGGCGGCTTTGCAGCCAATCGCAAAATTCATTTATGACGTTCTGTGGATTCCGATAGATAACGCCGTTTCGTGGATTTCCAAGAAGTTCTTCGATTTTTTCGCGTGGATTTTGGAAGCGTCCGCAAATATGGCCGATAAGTTGGGAATAGATAGTGTTGCGGAAAAATTACGGTCCGGGGCAGATGCATTGACCAGTTATGGTGAAAATTCAGGGCAGATTATCACGGATGCGGCCTTATCGGTTGGACAAGGTGTGTCAGACATGACCGCCGTTGTAGGCGGAGGTATTCAGACTCTATGGAATAATGCCAAAGATGGGGCCATTGCCGCGAAACAAGGCTTCCTTGATGCGGTGGGTTTGACTGACACCCTCGAAGAGGTCTCAGTCGGGGCACAACAATCGAAGGACGGTTTGCATGGTGGGAGCGTTGTGCCAGAAGAAAAAAAACAACAGTTCAATGCGTTCGGGGTGCCAATCGAAGAAATCCAAGATGAAGCCAATTCCATCAAGGGCATATTTGCAGATATGCACGATTTTAATGTTATGAAAATGGATAATATGACCGTTAATGGCGTTAAATCCTGGGGTAAATTATTAGGTGCCGCTGCAAAACATTCGAAAGCAATGGCTGTCATTCAAAAAGTAATGGCTATTAAAAGTATTGTGATTGATACCGCTCAAGCCGTTATGAAAGCAGCAAAAGCCTTGCCCTTTCCTGCAAATCTTCCCGGCATCGCATTTGCAGTTGGCACCGGTGCCGTGCAATTAGCCACTGTGCGCGGTCAGGCTCATGATGGTATTGATAATGTGCCGAACACGGGGACATACTTATTGGAAAGTGGGGAAAGGGTTGTTGATAAACGGTTGAATAAAGATTTATCCAGTTATCTGGCAAAAACTGGAAATGATAACCGCACACAGAACCGTTCTTCAAATGCTACATTGAACTTTAATGTTTCTGGTACGGATCCTGCTGGCCTAGATGATACTTTGCAGAATAACAGAGGGCAGTTTGAACAAATGCTCCGTGATGTTTATGCCGAGAATGCCTTGCCTGACCCATTTACAGCATAAAAACTGTTAATTGGGAGTATTATGGTGTATTATTCTTGTTCATTTCAATTTTATGGGGAAATTTTATGAAGTATTTTATACTACTATGCTGTTTAGTATTGATTGCATCATGTTACCGGATGCCAAATAGTGTAATTTATTCTTATTCACCTTCTACCGTTGATGATTGTGTTTCTTTTGGGATAAGAACAGCCCAGAGAATAACCGGATGCGGGGTGTTACAGAAAGATGTGGCACCGGGGGACTTGGTGAATCAAGGGGAGTTTACAAAGTTTCAACAGTTGAAAGAGGGTAGTGCCTTTTTTGAAAAGACGGATTATTATTTTAAGACAGCACATTTAGAAACAGGGACACCCACCCTTGGTGGTGTGGCTTGCCCGCTTGCTATTGATGCATATAATATTTATGAATCCAGAAATTTAACTGGGACCCAATCTATTATGAAGAATAGCGGGTGTCAGGTGATGGAAGAGGGGTTCTTTAGCCTATCCATAGTTGATAATTACAAAGATGTTATTATTCCAAATAGTGCGAATGCGGCTTATATAAAAAATGCCATTGTCGCCCGGTATTACGAAGGGCGAAAGTGGTGGTCGTTAGACTAACAAAATTAAAATTTAATTGTGATTAAGCCTCCTTTTTAAGGGGGCTTTTTTTATGAGGTAATACTTTATGCCATCTCCTATATTGCCCACTGTTCCGGCACCCGCAGAATATATCTCAAAGACGAAAACAACGTCATTCCGGTCGGAAGCCCTGTCATCAAAGATTTTGACACGGCAAATCGGGGGGCAACGATTTGAGTTTACCTTAAAATATCCGCCCATGACCAAGAACGAGTTTGCGTCAGTGGAGACCTTCTTAACATGCCGGTCTCGCAATGACATTTTTTATGTGGAAGTGCCCCAGGCAACAGATGCCGCGGGGCAAGTGGTTGGTAATTATGTCAATTTTCACAATGATTCAAAACTTCACAAGGTTTCGGCTATTGGCCCCACTGTTGTTTATCCACCGATGCGTAACGCGGGCGGAATTGTTGTTTCTAGCCTTGTCTATCTTCGGTGCAGCCGTAAAGGGGATATTCAATCAACAAAATTATCTGATGATGGATTTATCAGGTTCGAAGTCGACTTGGAAGAACGCATATGATTGATGTTGATCCCGCTATATTGGCGGCGCTGGAAAGCGATAACTTTGAATTTGCCCATTTGGTCGCCTTACCCGGCGGCCTTTTTTTTACCGATCATGGCAGTGATATTGCTTACGGCGGTGATACTTATGTGTCCAACGGTTCCCTGCTCAAAACCTCGCCTGTGATGCGGGAGAAGGGTTTAAAGGCCCACACGCACCAAATCACCTTATCAAGCGTGGATCCGGCCATTTACACGCTTTACAAGGCCACGAACATGGTTGGCGGAATTGGCAAGGTCTATAAAGCCGTTTTGGATGGCGCGGGGGCAATTATCGCGAATGAACCGATCTTGATTTATCAGGGCACCTTGGACACATGGACGGTTACAGAAAAGAACAATTCTTCAAATATGATCATCAAGCTGACCAATAAATGGTCCGCGATGATGCAAACCGCAGGACTCTTATCAAACCCTGATAGTCAGGAGGGGGCGTATCCTGGCGATAAATTCTTTGAAATGGCGCATGAGGAAAAGTCAAATCTGGGATGGGGGCTTAAAGATTAATGTCAATTTTCTCTTTTTTAGGTTCGTTGCTTGGTCTTAGTGGGCAGAAACGACAGGGCATTGCGGTTTCGAAGCATTCAGCAAACGCTGGACTGCCGATTATTTATGGCCGGATGCGAGTTCCGGCGATTAAGGTTTTTAAAACGGTAAGCCGGAATAATGTTCCCGTAAATATTTCGAATTATGATGAATTTTTTGTATCTCAAGTCAGTAATGATCATGAAGAAGTAAAGAAAGCTAAAGAATTTCTGCACAGAATAGACGTTTGGGCGCAAGGTCCGATAACGGATATTGCCAGATATTATGTTGATGGAGATCCGCACACGGTTTCGCGCTTGGCATCCAGGCCCTATTTCCGGGCAGTGGGGTATTATGGCAAAGATAATCAAACGGCTTTTACCAGTTTAAGTGCCGCCTCAAATCGGTGGACATCAAACCATCGTGGGCGGGGGGTTGCATATTCGGCTACGCGTTTTTTTGCGCATGGAAAGAAGCCACAATTCAATGGCGAGCCGGAAGTTGAGGCGGAAATTGTGGGCGGCACCCGGTATGACCCCCGCCTTGATAGTACGCAGCCTGGCGGGCTTGGGCCACAAAGGAAGGATGATCCCTCAACATGGGCCTTTAGTGATACCTGGGCATTGTGCATACTGGATTATCTACGTGACCAGTCTGGGCGAGGTTTGACGAATGACGAATTGCACTTTCCATCATTTATGGCGGTGGCCGATAAAAATGATGTGGCGGTTACGATCCCTACCCCGCTGACGAATACAACGGGTACCCCGGTCATTGATTATTGGAATAGATTAGAGGGCGGTTTCTTCAACATTGGTGTTGGGAATTTCTATCCAGCCTATCGAGAGTGGCAGGGGGTCATAGAAACCACGCAAAAACGCCATGCTCTGAATATTGCTTTAGACCCGAAAGACACGGTTAAAATAAATGTCTTAAAATTATTGAATGGCATTCGGGGTGATCTTCAGTTCTCGCAGGGTAAATACAAACTTACAATCGAAGATGTCGAAGCCGCGACCGTCTATGATTTTGATCATGACACCATATTGGGCGGGCTTAAGATTGAATACGGCGGACGGTCAAAACGTCTGAATCGTGTTACGCTAGAATATAAAAATCGTAACAAAGATTACAAAGAAGACGCGGTAAGCTGGCCTAACCTACAGTCTGTGGAATATGCCGCTTTGTTGGCGGAAGATCAGGGTGAGGCATTACATCAGACCGTTCAGGGCGATGGGATAACTGATTTTTATCAGGCCGAAGATTTGGCAGAATTTATTGTCAGGTCAAGCCGTATCGGCATAACGGTGTCTTTAAGGCTCGCACCAGTTGGCAGCTTGCTTGAGCCGAATGATGTCATAGGCATCACCCATGATACGCCCGGATGGGTCAATAAATGGTTTCGGGTTCAGTCCGTTAAAGTAAATGAAGACTTTACGGCGGAAATAGTGGCTACTGAATATGATGTCAGCATATACACCTGGTCACCAAAGTCGAATGAGCCGCTAAATACTTCGGACGATTTGCCCAACCCGTGGGATGAGCCGCCTGCGATTCATAATTTAGGGGCCATTGCCGCGCATAATACGAAAGTTGATGGAACTGTAATTTCCGGATTCAACGTAACGTGGGAGGGCCCAATTGACACCAACCAGATTAATTATATTGAAATTGCTTGGAAGTTAACCAGCGAAACAGAATATAATGATGTAACACGGGTTCAGCCCGGCAATATTTCCGCTTCGATATCTGGACTGACAGACGGAAAATTTTATAATATCCGCCTCACATACCGGACCACTTTGGGGCAGATATCGGAGGAAGTGGAAATCCTCAGGGAACTTTCTGCTGCCTCAAATACTAAGCTTGGCGGCATTGAGGAGGGCGCTAATAAAACAATAAGCTGGCTCAGTGGTAACGGCGTTCCGGCACCGGGTTTTGGTGCGGTAGATGATAAATATATAAATTTTGACAATGGGCACGTGTTCGAGAAAACCGCTGCGTCAACCTGGACATTTCAATACGACACAACGGGTATTGATGGAACGGCTGGTGATGTTTGGCACAATGGTGATGGTGCGCCGTCTTCTGAGCTGGGGACAATTGGAGACATGTATCTCAATAATTTGAATTCAGATTATTACCAGAAAACCGCCGCGTCAACCTGGACGTTGCGGGGTGATTTAAAAGGGGATGGCATCTTTGTCGAATATTCGTTTGACGGCACAACAAATTGGCATTGGCCGTTTGTTAATGGCGACATTTATATGCGGCAACGTGTGGGGCAGGGAGTTTGGTCTGATGCTATTCAGATTGTTGGTGGGGACGGACAAGATGGGGCCTTTTGGTACACGGGCACGGGTGCCCCAGCCGGCGGTTTGGGAAAAGACGGGGATTTCTTTTTAAGGCAGGACACCAACGAAATATATGGAAAGTCCGGATTGGTCTGGGTTTCTAATTTTGCCCTCACTGATAATCTTGGCGTTCTGGCCGGGTTGGATCAGGTTGGCTCTGGTCAAATGAATGTTGCAACATTATCGGCTATCGTGGCGAATGTTGGTTTGATTACGGCTGGAATTCTGCGATCCACAGACAGCAAAATGATTGTTGATCTGAATGCAAAAAAAATCTTGATTGAAAGTTGACCGATGAGCAAAGCTTTATATGCCACGGGTGGCGGCGATGTAATGATATGGGACAAAATTTCCAGTGATAATCCTGATACTGTCATTGGTGACCCTAATTCATATATTGAGCGCATAAAATTTCACTCGGCCTTTAGGTACCTAAAGGCGACTTATTTTTTTCAGATAACGATAAATCACCCCTTGGTAAGTGGTTCCGGTCTGGTAAATCCAATTAGTCACAACTATACCTTATATGCGGGCCCTATTGGCACGAGAATGTGGTTGTTTATGGACTCTTGGGGCCCCCTTGCAATGTCAGGGCTTGGGGGTGCTCCACTGCCAAACGCTTCTCTTGGTCAGGCTGCCACGATCACTAGAGAAAATGCTGATATACTTAATCTTAACGTTTATTCCGCTGCGTGGGGGGGGGGTAACATACCTGCATGGTCTCACACATTCACTGGTATAGTCGTGGATAGTGTATAATGGCTATTGTTTTACGAATAACGCCAACATCATTTATTGCATCCGGGGGTAAGCTCAATAGCGACCTTAATTATTTATTTTCTTCGCCAGTAGGCGGGTTTCATTTAACTCATGGACGAATTGTTGATTTTGGATTTGGCACCGTTCGAATAGCCTATGGCGGGCAAGTCACGGACTATGGAGGATACGCCGGCTCATTTGTCGAACAACCTTCAGTGAGGTTAACGATAAATGGGGCATAAATTTTCCGCAGCAGCAGATAGAATATATTTACAAAATGTTGGGAGTCAAATTGTATTTGATACAAACAATGCTCTGCCACATATAATGAAAGAGGTTAGCTTTACCAAAAATATTATTTGGCCTTCTGAGGCTAGTAATGGATTAAGCGGTAGTAACTTTAGATGGACTAATAATGTAAATGCCTTGCGGAGCGCGACCGTATTAGATGCCCTTCCCCCATCTGGGGCTAATTTTGTCCTAATTAGGGTCATACAAGCCCTTGTTGTATCCGGGGCAGCTCTAGAAGGGGGCTCGATAGCATGGAATTTACGGGATGGGTTTGCATTTCAAGGGTCAGTTTTAACCGCTAATAGCAGTGCTTATAGAAGGAGAATAGACGCTGTTTTTTCTGGAGGTCAACTTCAATTACAAGCCTGGCATTCGCATACATCTTCTTTTGTCGCCCCGAAATTAAGTCCTACCCCTGTAAATGGCGCAAATTTAACGATTTCGATACAAGGGGTCGCGTATATAGGGAGGGTTGCGTAATGCTTCAAGAAAGACCTATTGATCCTTTTTCTGTGTCTGTGCATGAAGCCGCTAAAGACCACGCTGAAAGTATGGCTCCAAACCATTCAGTTGGCGTTGTTCGCGACGGGGTTTATTTCTTATGCACAAACAATACATATGCAACAAATATTGAGGCCCGAATAAACCCTGCGGAGCTGGAACAACATCAGTCTCTTGGGAACGTCCAGGCGGTGGTTTATTCTCATCCAAGAGGAAATAACGCGCCAACATTAACTGAACGCCGGGAACGTGAGGCTTACGATATTATCTGGGGTGTTACGCCTGTCGAGAGCGGCGTAGCTCAAGGAACTGTTTGGTGGGGTGATGGGATAGTGAGGTCCCCTTTACTAGATAGGGCATTTATTTTGGGGGTATGGGATTGTTATGACCTTTTTAGAGATTGGTGGATTATAAATCACAACATATATCCCCCACAGGTCGTACACGACATGGAAAGCACCGTGGGTGGCCAGGGTATATTCCTTGATAACTATATAGAGGGAGGTTTATCGAACCTCGGAAAAATTCCCATCGAAGAGATGCTTCCCGGTGATATGGTTTTATTATCAACTGGCCATGGCGCGCCTAATCAATGCGGTGTTTATATCTCCGATGGCGAGATTATCTATTATGGCGGGGAACATTCTCGCCAAGAAAAGTTGATTAATTTATGGCGGCTTTATGCCGGCGTTTTAAGACATCAAATATAAGGAAAATTAATGAAATTCTTGCAAGTTTTAGGAACCACTCGGGGGGCTTATGATCCGGGAACGATGGTGACGATTCAGATTATTGATGACCAGAACCCGGCAATTATCGGGCCATTTCGGTATATTGTAGAAGGTGACGTGAATCCTTCAGAATATGGGCTTTTCTTAACCGCTGAGGCGGCGTTAAAAGCTGATGGTGTGATTTCGCATTCTGAAAATTGTCTGCACGATGGCCTGATGCATTCGGAGGGTAAGGCGGAAATTATGGCCATTCTGGACAAGACAGAAATCATCAACGATGGGGTTGATAAAGCTATGATCTTGGGGTTGCCAAATCCAGTTATGGTACGAATTAATCATAATCCCCCTGAAATTATTACGGGCGGTACGCTGGAATTATCTTCCACGGAAACGGGCGAGTTTATCGTTCAAATTGTCGATGAAATGAATTACTTACCAAAGGAGTGGAAAATTGACGTCATTGCAGCTCAATAATTTTGTTCATGATTTACCTAGTCTGATCGTCGAGGCGCAGGCTGAAATTGATAAGCAGGCAGAAGCGGCCCGTTTAAAATATATCACGGGTGGTGCCGGGCAGGCCATGACCTATACCCAGAAATTAGAAGAGGCGGTGGCTTTTCTTGCGGTGGCTTCGCCCATTGGCGCTGACTATCCTATTATCCAGGCGGAGGCTCTAGCAACTGGGGCAGCTATGATGGCAATTGCGACTAACATCAAGGCGACATCAGATGCCTGGCGACCAATAGCAGCGTCAATTGAGGCTATAAGAATGGGGGGCAAACTTTCCTTGGCCAGTGCAGGCAGCTCTAGCGAAATTTCTGCAATCATTAGCACCCTGGTTTGGCCATAGGAGGCGGCATGTTCTGGAAAACAGGTTTTTCTATTCTGAAATTATGTGTCTGGTTGGCGACAATTCCCGTCATTATTTTTTGCGTTTTCGCCCATTCAGTCCTTGCGGTGGTGGATGCAGGGAATCATGCTGTATCCTACTGGGCTGCGCCGTCACGGGGCTTTAGGCACTGGTCAATGAATCATCTCCTGAGCTGGTCTCAGAAGTTCAATATCTGGCACGGCGGCGATCCAGATGAGACCTTTTCAAGCCGCGTTGGGAAAGAAAATATCCGGGCCAGCGGTGCCTCAAAATATTGGCGGTTCTGGTGGTGGTTTTTAAACAAATTCGAAAAAAACCATGCCCTAAACGCCATTGAAGATGACGAAGGCGATGACCAAGTTTTACGGTTTTAGTCCCGCCGTTTTTCGTAATGCGTCATTGATCTGTGTCTGCCAGCCTTTTGGATATTCTGCCTTAAAGTAATCAATGACTTTGTTGTCCAGGTGGATGTTCACGCGGGTTTTACTGGTGCCTTTTGGGCGGCCACGGCCTCGGACAATGGCGGGGATTACTTCAATAGCGGGGCGCATTTTTGCTAGCTCCGCATTGGTCATTGGTGGATTATTTTTGTCGGAATTTGCCGCTTTGTTAATAGCAGCCTCTTCCTCTGGGGTGTTTAACGGGATTTTTTTACGCATCGTTCCATTTCCTTATTTCAGCGTTATTTGAGGGGCGAAAAGAAATAATTCTTACATTCAATTCACGATTTGTGAAAACAATAGTGTGAAGGCGATTGCCGATCGGGCCAATGGCCTTGAAGCGACTTTCTTGATCTTCATCGCGTGTTGTGTTGATCGTTAGAGCAATGCTCCAGTCGAAGTTTTCAATTTGCTCAAAGGCGACACCATGCTTTTGCTGGTTGTCTTGATTTTTGGTGTCATTCCATTCGTATGTTATTTTGTTTTCCATGAATTATTTATACATACTAATAATCATGATGTCAACAATAAAAGTATGTATAAATAATAGTATTTTGCATAATAAAAAGGTAATAATTTATGACTGAATCTGAACCGGGTATCTGGGGGGTTTTGATAAAATATGGATGGATGTTTTTTGTCTTTGTTTTTGGACTTCAACATAAAACCAATCGTGATTTGCATGGCCGGATGTCCAATATCAAGGATGACATGACATCTTTTGAGCTTAAGGTCGCGACCAATAATGTCACGAAGCAAGACCATAAAGATATGCTCGAAGAAATCCGTCTTGGCTTTTCGGAACTAAAATCTGAGTTGAAAGGTAAGGCGGACAAATGAAGCTCTCAGAACATTTTGCCCTTGGTGAATTAACTAGGTCATCCACTGCGTTGCGGCATGAAGTAGATAATATTCCCAATGATGGACAGATCGTTAATTTAAGGCGGCTATGTGATCATATCCTTGAGCCCGTGCGCCAACATTTCGGCATTCCCTTTAGCCCATCCAGTGGCTTTCGGTGCCTTGAAGTAAACCGTCTGGTCGGGTCAAAGGATACCTCACAGCATAGAGAGGGTAGGGCGGCTGATTTTGAGGTTCCTACTGTGCCAAATCATGTTCTGGCAAGCTGGATATATCATAATTGTGAGTTTGATCAGGTCATACTTGAATTTTATGATCCAAAAGACCCGCAATCCGGTTGGGTCCATGCATCTGTCAAGGCAGAAGGTAACAGGCGTGAATTTCTTTCTTTCGATGGTAAAAATTATAAGAGGATGGCATGAATCTGAACCCCATTAGCGGAATAGTCGATAGTGTTGGCGGTGTGATTGGCAAAGTTTTCGGCAGTAAAAATGACCGAGATAGGTACAAGCACCAGTCAGATATGATGGTGCATAACCAATATGCTGCCGAATTTAGACATAGAGAGAATCGGACGTGGTGGGATAGCCTGGTTGACGGACTGAACAGATTGCCTCGCCCTGTAATGGTATTTCTTACTATCAGTTATTTTTTACTCTCCTATTTTGATACTGTTGAGTTTCAAAAGGTCAATGTAGCCCTTGATACAGTACCGTCCAGCATGTGGTACGTGCTGTCGGCTATCATTGGGTTTTATTTTGCGGCAAGAGAACTGCATAAAAACCGGGATAAGAAAATGGCCTTGTCAGATGAGCAATTTGAACAGGTAGTTAAACGACAACAGGCTCTTGATGCCCTAAAGCCAATAATGAATGAGAAAGATTTTCAAGCCGAGATGGCCGATACCAACAAGCCTATGTCTAACGCGGCCATTGCCGAATGGAACCGGCGGCGAATGAACAAATAA